ATCTTTGACTATTTCCGTGACATTCTTATATGATTCCAATGCATCAGAATCATTTTCACTTGCTGCATCTATATTTACCATTTCATCAGCCTCCTGTATACTTTCTCTTTAAAGTCATTTTTATAGGATCAGGACCAGAATAAACCATGTTACTAGTCCCCTCCTTACCTTTAACTCCATTTTGATCCTTACCATCTTTCTTCCAAACAGTAACGATACCCATAGCGGTTCTATATGTATCTGTAATCTCATCTGAATGAATCAATTCATTACTCATCTTCCAAGTCCTCCGCTCTAGAAACTGATCCGTCACCATTGTCATAATGTTTAGTGTAAATAACGATTTGACCATTGTCATCTGTTCCATACGGAAAGATGTACATCAAATCATTCACCAATTCAGGCATACCAGATGACTTCAATGTCATCAATCTTTTATTTAAAGGACTCATTTAATCCACCTCGCAATCGTGTCCATAATAATATTCCTGTGCATCCACTTCGTTCATCAAATCAAACACTCTGAAACATTCAGTACACCTCGCCGTTGAGTTCCACATTATTCTCTGACCTATATGTGGTTCATTCATACCAATTCCGTATCCCTAACCTGATTAACAATATCCCATAAACCAATTAAAACACCAGGACCATTACCTTCCATATCCTGGGAAATAACTACACTCGATATAAACTTAGTTCCATTTTTTCCTTGTACCTCAAGCACAAGACCTGGCCAAGCATCCCACTCATCATCTTCTACATAAGTAGACACAATGGTAGCCCCATGCAAAACAGTTAAATCTTTCTCAAGCAATTCCTTTTCAGATGACCTGTAACTTGTCATTTTACATACTCCTCTTGTTGTTATTATACTTCACTATCGAAGTTCCAAACATTATCTAATCCACTGAGTCTCCCACCCAACTGCAAAAAGTCCACAGCAATATCTAAATCAAAATGGTACCTATCTGGAGACCCCTGAACATACCTTTCCTCAAGTAATCTTCTAGTCACCGCCCTAGGATATCCAGCATTCGCAGCATCTAACAACCTATACGTTAAACCATAGCATCCAGTTTCCCATTCAGTAAACTTAGATGATGCATTAGCAATACCACCCCAAAACGGATCATCATAACGCAATATCTGATCAAACCTATTAACAGCGTATTCCTGAATAACCCCTGCCGATATCAACAAATCATGAGGTGTTCCAGATACTATAATATCAACACTACTTCTACTAATAGAATCTGCATCGACAATTCCATCAGCAATCCTTTGCTTTACCTTATCGTCAACCTCTGCGACAGTCATATGAATATACCCAGTTTTAGCACCACAAGGACCATGAATCAAATCCTCATGAATTGCCTGAGCTGCAGAGCCTGACATTACAATACTTACTATTACAGCCAATACTACTATCTTCAGACCCATCCCATATCCTCTCTATGCTGATCCAGATCCTCTCTCTGCTCTACTACGTCTTCCCAATCAATATCATCATCAGCACTACCAAGGTCAAGATCAGAACCACACTTATCGCATATACCAGATCTTTGTCCTCGAAATGCTTCACAACTGAATAGAGTATCTTTCTGGCACTTTTCACAATAATGTATATCTTCCCATTCAGAGTCTGGTCCTGCTATTTCGTATTCATTTCCCGTTACACCATCTGGATAATTACTCAATGTCATTGTTCTCCCTCATAATAATCATAGCAAGGACTTCAACCGCTCTGGCTATATCCAAACCTATATCATTATCGGTAATCATATCTTGTGCTTTCCATAAAGAAGTTTCCCAAGCCTCAGAGTAAGCTTCTTCTCTTCTTTGCTCTTCTAAATCTTGCTCATCCAAATTAGTTCCCCTATTATTCTTCATAGAAGTAGCAGGCATGTAACCATGACTCATCATTTAACATCAGCCTCATCTAATCCACGTTTCATGTCGTATTCATAATCCCACTCAATAGACTGAAAAACCATTTCAGCATCAATCACTAAATCAGTGACGTTCTCGTGTATAACCTCACCATTAGTATATCGAGCATAACCACAGAACATCATTCCAGGTTCTTGATATCTTAAATCAAACAACAAAGGCTTAAATGATTTAGATATATGCTCAATTCCTTCCTGAGGCGGACCCCAAGCAGTATCAAAAGAATACATTAAGGATTTCAATCCATCATCTAATAAATCAGATTCTTCACACAATCTAGTATCGACATCACTCCATTTAGTTCCCCAATTCTTAATTGACCAATCATACCAATCAGCAGCACCATACTTTTCTACATTGGCTAACTTTTGTTCTTTACTGGGGTCATTATCAGGAATTGTTCCCGCCATAGAGACTAGACCTTTCAAATCCTCTGGCACAGGATACAGATTATCCAATATATTAAGTGAACCATCCTCATTAGTAATCTTTTCTTTAAAAATACCAATCCAGGTTGCAGGTCCACATATAATCAATTGATTAGTACACCAATTGGGCATTATTACACCTCATATCCTTCGCTATCATAATCAATCAAATCATGTATACCCGCACCTTTACCAACTGCCCTAATGTTATCTCCAGTCCAGACAACATCACCAGAAAAAAGATGTTCGCTATCGTATTCGTCAAGATTAAGCAATTCTCTAGCAAAACTATCTGGCCTAACAAACTTAATATCTTCTGGATACTGACTTACGTCATCAAGTTCGTCACCCCAAATCTCAATCATATTCTGTTTACTCATCTTACCTGTATTATCGTCAAGATCATCCATCTGCATATACCTATAAGTGCCAGAATAAGATTGCACTATTCTAGGAGTAGGCATATCTTTCAAGTTGCACATAACCTCATAATTGTATGTTATTTTCTCTTTGATATTTTCAGGTATCCACTCACCATGATCTTCTATCTCCCTAGTCATAATCGTTGGATGATAGTTAGACAATAAACATGCCCAACCCGCTACGCAAGCAGTAGTATTGCAACTTTTATGCTCAACGATAGGCTTTAATGGTTCATACTTACTACCCTCCCATTTATCGCCATCAAAATCTACCCAATAATTTATATTCTGCCCCCAATGTGTTTGATCATAGAGGCTATCCTTAAAGTCTAAAGTGTCGGCAATCTCATTATACAATCTTTTCTGCTCTACAGTCACTGCACGCTCTGACATTAGATTAGTCCTTCTTCCTCTTCATGGTTCATCATAACCTGATAGTCATCATGTTTAATTCCGTCAAACGCAATACGCAATTCCACTACTCTACCATCTTCATTAACATCAACAAAGACAGGATAGTTACCATCTCCATAACCAGAAGATGTAACTACACCAACATTGCCAGAATAACCATTAGCAGGTAATGGAAATTCCCCAAACAGATCTGCAAGACTTACTCTGCAGATAGCATCATAGTTTCCACCTGTGGGTGGGCTACTCATACTATTAAAGTTATCATTAAACGCATAGCATGGGTCAATCACCATTATTTGTCCTGAATCAACCCCACAGCGCCCTGCGTATTTAGTTTTATTCTTCATTCTACTTCCTCCATAGGCAATATTTCCCAATGATCAGAACCCCTTATAAGCTGTAGATTTGAACCATCATCCCAGTCTACTGTTAATTTTTCCTCGAGCCATAACTCATCATATGACTCATATTTAACAGTTCCAAGAGAACCGGTCTTTAGCTTAGTATACTGATCACTAGTATGATTAAGACGCACTCTGCGCCCCTCTAATGTTTTATCAAGAGGCATGCGCTTCCTCTTCACTATTTGACCACTTAGTTAAAACTTCAACCAACTCTCTTGCCTGAGTACCTCTACCAAAATACGTAAGGTATTCCAGGCCTAAAGAGTTAACTAAAGAATATAAGAAGTCTAAGTTGCAAACTCCATCTACTGACTTAACTGCAACTCCATCTGTATAGATAGTACTTTTACCTGTACTAAAGTCAGATTTGTGTCTACCATCAAGATGACTTACGTCAAATGTTGCGTAATGCTTAGGGTCAATAATGGCATGACCATTCCCAACAATAATTCCGTCATCAATAGCTTTCCTAATATGTTCCTTAGTGTAACTCATCATTCCACTTCCTCTTCATATGATAGAACTGAATGGTCATAGTTATCTTCCCCTAAACATCCACTTAATAACTCTGCGGTGTCAGCAGGTGATTCTTCACGCCAAGAGTCTATGAAAAACTTAACCGTTACACAATGTCTCGGTTCCATCATTCAATATCTCCACTAACTACTGTTGCAGGCTCTTTATCAACAAAGGTAACTTCAACCTTCATCTCCTTATTGAACCTCTCAGCCATCGCTTTTTCAATATCGTCTGTTGACGGCATTGCATTATTCATATCTGTATCCTCAAAGATGTTCTTCCAATCATCAATATGATGCTTGAGAATAGTATGAATCGCACTCTTAAAGACCTCTCCCATGCCACATAATGAACCAGGAGTAACCTGATCTAAAAGACTCTCAATTTCTGGAGAGATATAGTCACTAACACAATCACTTACCATATCTGATACATCTGATCCATAGCGTAAACAATCGCTTACAGCTTCTTCAATAGATTCACTTAATCTCTCATCAACTGCGTTCTCAATAAGAGACACAAGACTACCATTTTCATCATCCATTACTGCCTGGATTAACGCCTCAACATCAACAGTCACGATATCACTCATTATCATCATCCTTTTTCTTAGTTAAATCTGTAATCAAACCGGATAGTTTATTCATCTTATTCCAATAAGATTCTTTGACGAAACCCTCATGGGTCGGCCACATATCTTGAGTTTTTATAGTCTTATATATAAAAGCCTCCATAGCTTCTGTCTGTCCACATGGTGAACAAATATCTGTTTTATTATCTGTTCGACTCAACGCCGGAAATCCTTCCATTTTACCCAAACATCTGGGACACTGAACATCTTTATTTTCATCATCTAATTCCACTTTCTTTCCCAACTGAAGTTTCATATTGTCAAATCAAACCAATAAGAGAGGGACACCCTTTTAGGATGCCCCTCTCTTATAGCGCTCTCAATTGTTAAGTTGTGTTACTCCAAGGTGCTAGCCTCATCAGAAGTCAACGACTTTGCTGAGTCCTTGATATCAACATCGATAGCAACAAAGTACAAGGCATTCTCTTCTTTTGCCCTACGCACAGAAGTATTCAAACCCAGCTTCCTTGCCTGAGTCCTCACTCTCTGCTGCATGTTATGGAATTCCTTGTCAGTAAACAGGTCATCAACTTTAAATGCCTGCCCACTGTTAATGGATTCAGTAAGGGCTTCCCTAATCTCAAGAATAAGCCCACTTGCAACACTCTGCCTAGTAATCTCAGGCAAAGCGTCAACCTTGATGATACTCATTAGTTTTTCCTTTTTCTAATCCAATGGATATAACTTAGTGCTCTGGGCCGCGGCCCTTGACCACCAATAAACATCATAGCACACTAACTAATTCCGTTCGCGGACCAAACTAAAATCTCTGTAATAGTGACATTACCAACCGAGCTTTACCCTGGAGAATGCTCAACCATTCTCTCTCAACTAGATCCGGTTTTGTAACATTACAAACCCGGGGGATTTGACTTAATGATTTAGTAAAATTGAGTATATATTTTTCGAGGAATCATTTAGACATGACCAAACCATTCTTGAAGTTCACTTGGCATAGCTGTTATCTTAGAGTTTGTTGACTCCCAAGACAAACTATTTTCGTCCATCTTCAAGACTTCACTCATCTCTTTCTCATGCTCATACTTTTCGTGCATACCAGGACCAGTATTGACTATATCAATTTCAATCTCCATGTCCATATTAATATTTTTTGCACAAGCAAACACTGCCCCAGCCAATGAGTCAGCTAAATCCTTAGTTCCTTTAGTCGGGTGATCGATTTTAGTATTATTTAATAGCTTTAATTTCAACAGTTCATCTTCAACCAGGAGTTCACTCCAGTATCCACGTAATCTGTTGTCATATATAGCGGTCATTAAAGTATCATAATCTGTTTTCTTAACACTATGCAAATCAGCGTTAACACCAAGACCTCTCAAAGTCTGGATCATATCTACAGATTGCCATTGGTCGAATGTAACAGAAACTATTTCAAACTTTCTATTGAGATCTAAAATCATTTGCCTTACTGATGAGAAATTGATTTCCTTTCCAGGAGCAGCTTCCCAATAGTGAACTAAGTCAACATTTATTATCGGAAGCAATTCTGTTCCCATAGAAGTTTTAATCTCAGTAAACCCAGCACCATGCACCATAGACAATGCTGCCCTATCTCGCTTAAGTGCTAAATCAACATGAATGTATCTTAGCTTGCTATCTTCTCCATTAAACCACTTCTTGAACACGCCATCTTCATCTATAGGCTCTTCATGATACATGAATGCTTTTCTTACACGATCTGGGTCCCTAAAGTAAGCATCTTCCATTGTTGGTGGTTCACATTCAAACCGCGCTCTAGCCTCTACGGGGTTCCTAATATACTCCGACTCCAATTGATGTCTTTGAATTGTAGGATTAACGTCCCATGTTGATGCTTTGATACACCAAGTTTTAGGTTCCTTTTTTGCAATTGCCCCATCATACCTTTGTTGAATGAAGTCGCCTTTATATCTAGGGAACGACAATAAAATGACTTTACCTACTTCGGGGAATCGAGACATGACAGATAACTTACTCATATTGTAGATTGCAGAAGCAGAACCTTTAGATCTGACATCTCCTTTTATTTCTGCATCTATTTTGAATGCAGAAATCTCATCTAACACAACTGTCATAACCTCATATCCCTCCCATCCCTCAGACTCAGAGTGACCAGAGAAACATCTTACTGGTCTAGTAAAGAAGAAGATTTCACTTACTCTCGGTTCAAATCCTTGATCATTGAACCAGGGACTATTCAATAAAAGATTTTTCAATGGCTCGAAGAAAACCCTTTGTGCTTGCTGAGCATTAACAGCAAGATTCAACAAATCCACATACACGCCCGGAGCCTTACCGTAATAACCCAAAGGATCTCTTAAGCAATGTAATAAATACACAGTTCTAGCCATCGATATTCTAGAACAATGATCTTTTCCAGACCCTTTGCCCAACTGACATATAACCTCATTCTGAGTATACTCATTGTAATACTTAGTACCTTCTTCGTCTCCCATAAGTTTTTGAAGAGTTTCTTCTTTAAGAATCTGCGTACTTTGTTTTACTATTTCAGTTTGGATTGCAGACAACGGAGGCAAATTCAAATATCTTTTATCTTGAACAAACACATCCAAAGGGACAGGTTCCTCCACTAACTCATCTTGATTCAGTAACCTACTGAAATCATCTAGTTCAAGATTTAACCCCATATAATCGCTCATGGTCTGCTATACTCCCTCTTGAACGGAATCATTAGAAGATACCCCTTCTGCGGGGGTAGGCGCGTCAACTATATTATTAGATGCCTCAAATACGGACGAGGCTTCTCCCTCAATTATATTCTGATCCAGAATTTCAAATGCATCAGCAAGATCTCTCTGTACTTTATCTCTAATCTCTGGATACTGAGATATTACATCACGAATGATCTTAGACAACAGATTGTTAACAGATTCGGCTCTCTGCATTCGAGCTACATATTCTACATCAGTCTGATTATTGTTCATCAACTGATGCAACTGTGCCTTCTTATGGGCCACCTCTGCACAAAGTTTTAAAGCCTGGATTCTAGCGCTGACCATGCCGTGATCAGTAGCAATAGTAACAGTCTCCCACGACTCCTTGCCTATCTCATCAAACTCTGTTAGAGCCTTAATGGTATTCAGCTGAACGCGCTCTAAGAAATACGGATCAGACTCTGCTTCACGATGCAAAATCAATTTGAATTCTGCAACATAGGTGCGAATATCATTACGATCCAAGTCCATCAAGGACGCTATCTCTGTAACATTATACCCTTTGATATGGTATTGCCCAACCTGGTCTACCAACTCCAATTTGTCAATCAGAGTCAACTCAGTGCTAGATTCATTTTCAACAACGATATCTGTCATACTCTATTATACCCTATAAACCGTCAGGATGATAGGGGTCACCGATAGGATTTAGAAGAGGACGCTCGCCCATCATCTCATCCCTCCAGTACAAGTAATCATCCTCTTCGTCGTTAACATCCTTGTCAATATCTTTAGGACCAAATGTCATTTCAATATTCCTCCAAATTGAGTACATTTATATAAACAAAACCCACAATACAGCAAATGCCGAAACCTGTACCGCAGTACCCCAATTAAATATTATATCCAATAGTTTCTTAATTTAAAACACCCACTCCGTTTTCCCGACACCTTCTCCCCAAGAATCCCATCCCGGGGCAGTATCTCTAGCGAACAATTCTATCTTTCTTTGATCAGGGAACATCTGTTCGATTCTTTCCCTAACTTCAACAGGCTTAGAACTATGACCTCCACGCATCTCAGAAATAAACTGACGAACATTCCTAGCGCCTCGAGGCTGAGGTATCTTCCCCATCTTACCTACAAGACACAACTCAACTTGACTCATGGTATAGAACCCAGGGTTAACCCTCTGCTTATCCCATACAAATGCAACCGTAGCCCAAGCAAACCCCCACGCATCCATCACATCGAGTGCCTGCGGAAGATGAGGGCTACTAGACCACATAAACAGCAACGACTCATCGTTATCAACAATGCCTTTGATGTCCATATTTTTTATATCGTCAATATGCATTGTATCATAATGAGAAACAGCACCACCGGTATCGGATTTACCGATACCGGTGTGCTGCTTCTGCCCCTTGTAATCCCAAGGCGGGTCAGCATAAACTATGCTATACTTCGCTAGCGTCACGCTTCGTGTACTTTCTTTTAACTGCAGCTACTTCCTTTTTCAACCTCATACTCTGTTCTTCTTCTTTATCTAGAGTTTTCTCTAAAGGCTGAATCAGTTTTGTCTCAACAGACTTACGCAGAGACGCTATTGCAATGTGAAACATCTTGGCAAAGTCATTCCTGCTAGGGCTACTGTCCCACTGAGCCATTGAAAACTTTTTCATAGCGAATTCAACCTCAGCATTGGTACCCCTACTAGCAAGATACTCATTCATAGTATACAACCAAAGCAAACGTTCATTTCTTTCATCTGAAGAAGCTTGCGTTGCTCTATCAACTAGCTTTTCTGACAGATCCGAAGATGAATCAGACACGCGTCCCACAAGAATTGCAACGGTCATGATGCGTTAAAGCATTATTGCCACCGACAGCAATCAACAACTCCTTATGCTCTGGAGATATATCTGGACAATGTGATCCAACATATGTGAACAGATTGACAACGTGATACATTGTCGGGTTGTTCACAATGTTTTCTGGATTAGGGAAAGTAGACCTAAAGCCTTCTCCACTCCAATACTCCATCATCCGATTGAAAATCTTCGTCGGAATGCCATTCTCCTGACAAATCCTAAGAACAGTGCCTCTTACATCATTCACCTTCTCATCACGAAGATGAATAAATCCATCAAACATAGGTTTAATCTGCTGCTTGGCTAAACCAGCAAACTCTGCGAACTGCTCGACTACAGCATCACGGCTGTAACCACGAACACGGAACTTGCGGTTATCAATTTGGGTAGTGGAACCATTAGTGCACCACTCCCTTTCCAAATAAGCCTCAACAACCGGATGAACCGCCCAAGTATCAGAAAACTTAATCTTAACTCCACCGTAATACGGTGTGTCCTCTGTCAAAAAGTTAAACTCATCAGTAGTAATAACAGCACCCAACTCACCAGAATCAGTGATACGGAAATGCTTAATGCTGGCATCCTCACCAACAGCATTCGCTGCTGCATCTAGAATGTCATTGTGAGCAACACTGGGCAGATCCAACTC